CTGCAAAGCCAATTTAGCCGCGCTACTGGTACAGCCGCCACCACTCCTTTTGGCACTGCTGGCAACTTTACTGATGCCACTAACGCGCTGAAGATTCTGAAGGATAACGGCGCACCAGTTAGCGACAACCAGCTAGTGCTTAACACTACTGCTGGCGCTAAATTCTTGGGCTTGCAGGGTAACTACTCAGTGACCAACGACCCAACGATGATGAATCAGGGCGTATTCATGACCAACGCGGGTATGCAATTGCGTGAGTCTGGACAGATCGTTACTCAGACTGCTGGCAGCTTCACTTCAGGCACACTAACGTCAGCGGTTCGCGCTGTTGGTTCAACTGTTCTAGTCGCTACTGCGGATTACACTGCTGGCTTGGCTGCTGGTGACATTATCACTTTGGCGCATGAATCAGACGCGCACAAGTACGTGATTCAAGCCGTTGCTGCTGGCTCAATTACTATCCAAGCACCCGGTCTGCGTACTGCAACAGCCGCGAGCGGAACAGTTGCCATCACCAAGATTGCGACCTCTGCCCGTAACATGGCGTTTAACCGCTCGGCTATCGTTTTGGCGACTCGCTTGCCATCACGTCCAGCCGAAGGTGATATGGCGATTGATGTTTCTAGCATCACAGACCCGCGCTCAGGTCTCACGTTTGAGGTTGCTGTTTATCCCGGCTATCGCAAAGTGCGTTATGAGCTTGCGCTGGCGTGGGGTGTTAAACTGATTAAGCCTGAGCATACTGCTCTCTTGCTTGGTTGATAGCCCAAGCCTCTTGCCTCCGAGTCAATCGGGGTCAGGGGGCTTCCACGATCACCCAAGCGGGAAAATGCAATGACCTTAATCGTTGAAGATGGCACAGGCTTGTCAACCGCTGAATCTTTTATTAGCGTAGCGGATGCAACCACTTACCATGCCTCGCGTGGGAATGCTGCATGGGCGGCGCTTGCCTCTGACACGATTCGCGAGCAATGCCTAAGACGCGCAACAGACTACATGGAGCAAGCCTATCGTAACCGATGGGCTGGCTACCGAGTCACATCTACTCAGTCGCTCTCTTGGCCCCGATCATGGGTGCCTATGGAAGATGTTGATTATATATCTACCTACTATCCCAATGACGCTGTGCCTGTTCTGGTAGCCAACGCTTGCGCTGAATTGGCGCTTAAAGCTGCAACTGCGACTCTACTATCAGATCAAAGTCAAACTGTCACCAGCGAGTCAGTAGGGCCGTTGTCGGTCACTTATGACAAGTACAGCGGGCAAGAAATACGCTACGCCTCAGTCGATGCAATGCTTTCGGCCATGTTTGCAAATGGTGGCTCGTCTATTCAGATGCGAGTGCTTAGAAAGTGAGCTTTGACTATCTTAAGTCTCAAGCGACAGCGACTAGGCTGCTGACTCAATTCGGGCAGACTGTAACGCGCAGGACTTACACAGCAGGGACTTACAGCCCAGCAACAGGCGCAAGCGCACAGACTACCGCAGACACTAGCCGCATTGGTGTTCTGCTAGATTACAGCAACAAAGGCGAGCAGTACGTTGCAGGAAATTTGATTCAGGTTGGCGATAAAAAGCTATTACTAGATGGAGCGGGTGATGCTGCATTGACTGACCGCTACATAGTGCAAAGCGTTGAATATTCTGTGCTGTCCGTGATGGAATTAAAGCCTGCCGCAACTGCTGTGATGTTTGAGATTCACTTGAGGTTGTCATGACATTCACCGCCGATCTGAGCAAATTCTGCACTCAAGAAGCGCCGAAAAAGACTAGCCAGATTGTGCGAAGTATTGTTGCTCTGATAGCGGAAAGAGTTATCACAAGATCGCCAGTTGGTGACCCCGAATTTTGGCTTGCAAAAGTAGATGGAAATTATGTGGATTTTCTTTCTGTGCGAGAAGCACCCGCTGGCTATGTCGGCGGACACTTTCGGCACAATTGGCAGTATGGTTTTAATTCTGAGCCATCATCTGTTCTTGACGGCACAGAGAACGATGCACTAAAACGAATTAAAGGTTCTATTTCAAACAGCGGCGGCATTCATTTCATAATTAACAACACCCCTTATGCTGAACGCTTGGAATCTGGATGGTCAGGTCAAGCACCGCAAGGAATGGTTGGATTAACTGAGCTTGAGTTTCCGCAGATTGTAAAGGAGGTGACAGGATGAGTTCAGTTTCTATTCGCGCCGCCTTAGAGACCGCTTTTGCTGCAATCACGCCAACTCTTAGCACTGCATGGGAGAACGTGGACTTTACGCCACCAGTGACCTCTACGGCTTATCAGGCGGTCACTTTAATGTTTGCACAGCCTGACAATGCAAGCTACGGCGCAGGGTATCGTGAGCTAGGAATAATGCAGATAGATTTGAACTACCCGCAACAGTCCGGCCCCGCTGCTGCTTACACACGAGCAGAGTTGTTGCGAAGTACGTTTGTTAGAGGCGCTACGTTTTCAAGCGGTGGCGTTTCTGTTGTAATTGATAGAACGCCGGAAATAATGGCGGGTAGGAATGATGGCGGGCGTTATGTCCTTCCTGTTCGGGTTCGCTTCTTTGCACAACTTTTTTGAGGATTTAAATCATGACTATAGCAAGTGGTATTTTAAAGACTAGCGCATTCAAGAAGCAAACCGCGCTTGGTACTGGCTCAACTGGTTCTGGCGGCAGTGAACTGCGCCGCGTCACCAGCATTTTCACATCTCCTGTTGATACTTATGAATCAAATGAGATTCAAACGCATCACCAATCAACAGGCACATCAATCGGGCTTCACCGCGTCACTGGTGCGGTAAACGGCGAGCTTTCTGCTGCTACTTACTCATCACTGATCGGCTCGATTCTCGAAAAGGATTTTGCCACGGGCGTCAACTCAACTGCACTGACGATGACCTACGGCGGCTCTGCTGGCGCATGGACTCTTGTTCGTGCAAGTGGCTCCTTTCTGACTGATGGCTTTAAAGCTGGCGATATTATTCGTGCATCAGGTGGCTCGGTTACTGCTAACAACACCCGTAACTATTTGATTGTTTCCGTTGTTGCTTTGACTATCACCTTTATCGCGCTCGATGGCGCTGCTGTCACCGCTGGCTCATCTACCACAACGACTTTAACAGTGACAGGCAAAAAGACGTTTGCGCCAAGCACAGGTCACACGAAAGACTATTACACCTTTGAAGAATACTACTCAGATATCGCAAAGTCTGAGACGTTCCAAGATTGCCGCATTGGTCAGATTGATGTGAGCTTGCCCGCTACTGGCAACGCAACGATTTCTATCAATGCAGTGGGTCTATCGCGAACGCTTGGCGGCTCTCAGGTGCTTACTACTCCAACAGCGACCACAACTGGCATCATGAACGCCACCAATGGCGTGATCTTAATCAACGGAGCAAAGCAGACTGTTGCCACAGGCATCAACTTCAGCATTTCAAACTCTGCTGAGAACGCTGGCGCTGTGATTGGTTCAAACTTCGGGCAAGATGTAACCACTGGTCGCATCATGGTCAGCGGCACATTCACCGCGCAGTTTGATTCGACCACTTTGCAAACGCTTTATGATAATGAGACAGACACATCAATCAGCGTGGTTTTGACTGCGGATAACACAGGCTCAAGCGAGTTTGTTGCCTTCACTATCCCGCTAGTCAAACTAACTGGCGATGCGCCTGATGATGGCGAGAAGGCCATTATACGCAGCTACCCATTCACCGCAGAATATAATGCTGGAGGCGGCACTGGTATAAGCTCTGAGAAAACTATTCTAAGCTGTCAAGATTCCGCAGCTTAAAAACGCGCACCCTGCCCTGCCGACCTCACTTTGCCGTGGGGAAGGCGGGGAAAGAGCAACACACGGCAAACTGAGGTAATAAAAATGATTTCATTAGATGATCTTAATGCAGTAAAGGCTGGCGGAGTTCCTTTTGAGTTTGAATATAAATTCAACAATGGCAAAAGCTCTGGCGTATTCATTCAAGTGCTTGGCTCTGAGTCTGAAACAGTAGCCGTTGAAACCGCTGCTATAATGGCGGCAGAACGTGCGCGTAAAACTGCGATAGAGGCTCAAGGCGGCGAGTATGAGTTTGATGCGGTAAAGGTGGGCAAAGAATTAGCCGCTGCACGAATCATAGGCTGGCGCGGAATTAAGGAAGAATTCAACCCTGCTAACGCTAAAAAGCTGTGCAATACGAATCACATGATTGCCGATCAAGTGATGCAGAAAAGTAATTCACTGGAAAATTTTATCAAGCTCTGACACTCGACCTAATCCGTTGGGCAAAGTCAGAGCGCCAACTCAGTGAACCGCAAGGCGACAACGCATCACTTCGCCAGCACTTGATAAGCCTAGAAGCCAAGACACGCCAACCGCACGAACTGCTATCAGGTCGCAAGCCCCTAAGAAGTGATGCACAATACCTTTGGTGCTGGTGGCTTGAAATGAGATCACAGCAAGGCTCGCAAAGATCTGTTAATGCCAAAGCAATGCAGGAATGGCAGTGGTTGACGGGCAATAGATTGAACATGAAAGAGCGCAAGATTATCCAGATACTTGAGTCCACTTGGAGAAACGCCGAATGAGTACAGAAGCCTCCTTAAAAATTGGCGTTGACTCCACAGAGGTTACACAGGCGGAGAAGGCGCTTTCTGATCTCGCTAAAACTGGCGCTGGCGCTGAAAAGGCAACTAAAAACCTTGGCGATGAGGCAAAGAAGGCCGCCGAATCCTCAAAGGGAATGTCCACTGGATTCTCCGGCGCGGCTAATAGCATAAAGAATTTGGTTGGCGCTTACGTTAGCTTTCAAGCTGTTAAGGCTGCTCTGACTAGCGTCATTACAACAACCGCAGAATTCAGTCAATCAATTGCAAACCTTTCCGCTATCACTGGCGCTACAGGAAAGGATTTAGAATATTATTCAAATCAAGCCAAAGAAATAGGGCGCACAACTTCGCTC